GCACATGGAGGGCATTGGCCTGGCTATGGCTGCACAGGAGTTTGCTGCCAGGTACTATGGATCAGGTGGCAATGTGGGTGGGGTGCTGTCCACTGATCGCAGCCTGACCAATGAGCAGTATGAGCGGCTGAGGCAATCCTGGCAGATGACACATGGTGGCCTGGGCAATGCTCATGAGGTGGCCATCCTGGAGCATGGCCTGAAGTATGAGCCCATGAGGGTCAGCATGGCTGAGAGTGAGTACATCAAGGTGAGGGTGCATGGAGCCCAGGAGGTGGCCCGGATCTTCCAGGTGCCAGGGTCCATGATCGGCCTGGATGCCAATGTCAGCTACAATGGAGCTGAGCACCAAGATCTGCAGTATGTGAAGCACACCTTGCTGCCCTGGTGCAGACGGATTGAGGATGAGATCACTGCCAAGCTGCTCCGGGAGGGAGAGCGAGGCCAGGTCATCCCTCGCTTTGATCTGAACAGCCTGCTCAGAGCTGACAGCTCCAGCCGCTCCGAATTCTACCAGAGCGCTCTCCAATCAGGATGGATGTCCATCAATGAGGTGAGGGCCAAGGAAGACATGAATCCCATTGGACCATCTGGGGATCTCCACCTGGTCCAGGTCAATCAGCTGCCTGTGAGCTCCATCCAGGGCTATGCAGATAGCATTACCAATACCAATCATCAACGATGAACGACGAAACCAAAGAACACCAGGAGCTCAAGCATGAAGAGCTCCAGGTTGAGCGCAGGTACCTGTCCATGAATGTGGAAGCGCGGGAGGCAGAGGAGGGCTCTGGGAAGACTGTGGAGGGATATGCAGCTGTATTCAACACAGATGCTGACTTGGGAGGCTTCACTGAGCGCATTGAGCCAGGTGCTTTTGATGCAGCCCTGGAAGATCCCAAGCTGGATGTGGCAGCTCTCTTCAATCATGACCAGAACCAGATCCTGGCCCGGAATCGAGCGGGTGAGGGCAACCTGGAGCTGTGGACTGATGAGAAAGGGCTGAAGTACAGATTCCAGCTGGGTGATCAGAGCTATGCTCAGGATCTGGCCATCAATCTCCGGATGGGCTTGGTCAATCAGAGCAGCTTTGCCTTCAGCATCAAGGAGGATGAATGGAGCATGCGAGATGGCAGGGATCACCGCACCATCAAGTCTGTGAACCTCCACGATATCTCACCAGTGGTCTTCGCTGCCTATGGCGAGGAGACGGCTGCCAGCATACGATCCCAGCGACAAGAACCAACCAAAGAGCCTGCTGTGACTTCCTCCAGGGATCGAGCTCAAGCGCAGCTGGCCATCTACAATCTGACAACATGAAAAACAGTCTGAAATTGAAGGAGCAGCGGGCCACACTTGTGGAAGAGCTCCAAGCAGCTGTGGATCTCGCAACCTCTGAGGATCGAGACTTCACGGAAGCTGAAGAAACCCGCCAAGCAGAGATCCATGAAGAGGTGAAGGCCTTGGATGGAAAGATCACCAAGGCAGAAGAGACCGAGCAGATTCTTCTCCGCAATGCTGCTGTGGTCGCTCCGGCTGCTGCAGAGGCAAAGGAGAAGCAAGAGGTGCGAGGCCGCTTCAGCATCAGCAAGGCCATCAGTGACATTGTGAACAAGGGCCAGCTTGATGGCTTGGAAGCAGAGATGGCCCAGGAAGGCCGCTCTGAGATGGCTCGCTTTGGCAAGACCAGCCGAGGCAACCTCACCATCCCTTCCTTCCTCATGGAGGGCCGTGCCAATGAGCCCTATGGTGATGCCAGCTCTCCTGGCAACAGCGTGACCCTTCAGGGGCAGGGATCTCACCTCATCGGGAAAGATGTCCAGCCGCTGGTGGAGGGATTGCGCCCTGTGCCTGTGATTGAGCGCATGGGGGCCACCCGCATTGCTGCCACAGGTGATGTGGTGCTGCCTGTGCTTCCCAATGAAGCTGCCACCACCACGAATGAGGGAGCGACCGTCGCCAACATTGATGGAGACTTCAGCAGCGTGACCTTGAGCCCTGAGCGCTTTGCCATGCGCATGGACCTGACCCGCCAGCTTCTGGTGCAGTCTGCAGCCAACCTGGACAGTGTGATCCAGGCTGACATGTCCAATGCCATTGCCAATGCCCTGGACAAGAAGATCATTGGTGACATCTTCAGCCAGCTGGCCACTGCCAGCAGCATCACTGATGGATCTGTCACTTCCACCACCGTGTGCACCGCCACTGACTTTGCGGATCTGACCAGCCATGAAGGTGGCTTCCTCAGCCAGAATCCTGCTGGGCAGAACTTGGCAATGCTCATGGACCCCACTATGGCATCCTACCTGAAGGGGGTGGAATCCAGCGCTGGGGGACAGGTGGCCAACCTGAACAACAGTGTCCTTGGCTTCCCGGTCTTCACCTCAACCAATGTGGAGACCCAAAGTGTGGTGGCCAAGACCTACTTCAGCGGCATCAGCTCAGCGACCAACACCACCACGGTGCGCCCAATCTTCTTCCTTGACCCAGCAGATATCTTCTATGCCACCTTCGGCAATTTGGATGTCACGATTGATGGATTTACGGAGGCACACAAGGGGGTGGTCCGCTTGATTGCTGACTACTATGCTGATGGTGCGATTCGTCGCACAGGCTCAGGCCGCATCCTCGCTGGCTTGACTGCCAACGCTACACCTGCAGCCTAAGCTGAATTGAATCCTTGATGGAGAAGGGGCTGGCAATATGGCTGGCCCCTTCATCCTCACATCCACCCCAGCCATGAAACTTGACAGAACAGCAGCCACTACCTACACCGATGTGATCAGCCTGGCAGAAGCCAAGGCTCATCTGCGGGTGGACCATTCCACGGATGACACCCTGATCACCACCCTGATCAACACAGCAGGAGAGGTGGTGGAGGAGTACACAGGAACCTTCCTGAGCAGCTGCAGCTTTGTCTACTATGCCGATCACTTCAGCAGTGTGATGAAGATCCATGCTGGTCCTGGGGTGCGGATCTCTTCTGTGAGCTACATCAAGGATGATGGCACCACCCAGACCTGGAGCAGCACCTATTGGCATGCTGATGTGGAGAGCTACCCCATGCGGATTCAGTTTGAGGAGCTGCCCACAGAAGTGGATGACCGGGTGCATGCTGTCAGGATCAGCGGTGATGCTGGATACACCACTGTGCCCTCCGCTCTCAAGAGTGCCATGCTTCTGATCATTGGCCACCTCTATGAGCACCGGAAGGATGTCCTGGTGGGTGTGCAATCAGCTCCCCTGGTGCATGGGGCCAAGTACCTGATGGACAAATTCAAGCCCAGCACATTCTGATGGAGCCAGGCCGATTGGACAGAAGGATCACAATCCTATCCAGGGCAGCAGCTACAGATGCCTGGAATCAGAACAGTGACCTGTACAATTCCCTGGCCACCGTCTGGGCTGAAGTCCGGGATGCTGGGGCCAAGGAAAGGGTGGAGGCAGATCAGCGGGTGACCAATCACCCCAAGATCTTCATCATTCGGCACAGGTCAGATGTGACCACCAAGGACCGGATTCAATACGATGGGGACACCTATCAGATCACAGGCTTGGCAGAGATCGGCAGGAAGGAGGGGCTGCGGATCACCGCTGTGGCCAGAGACAATGATTGACATGGCACAGGCGAGATTCAGCAGCACATCCACATTCGACATCCAGCCCAAGGACTTTGAGAAGCACATCAAGGCTCTCCAGGCTCTTGATCCGGACAACCTGAAGCAGATCTTCACCAATGCTCTGAAGGCTGCAGGCAGACCCATTGCAGCAGAGATGAGGAAGCTGGCCCCCAGGGGCAAGACAGGGGAGCTGAAGAGCAGCATCACTGTGCGGGTGTACAGGGTTGCCAATGCCTACAGTGGCACAGGCAAGGTGCATGCCAGGGTGCGCATTGGACCATCTGCCAGGAATGGCCGCATTGGGGGCCGATATGCCCACCTGGTGGAGCTGGGAACCAAGGCAGGGACCAGGATCACCAGAAAGCGGAAGTTCAGAATCTTTGGCCAGGGAGAAGAGGTGGAAGTGAATTCCATTGATCACCCAGGATCACGGCCCCAGCCATTCATCCGGGTGGCTTTTGAGAACAAGCAGATGAAGGCCAATACCAAGATGCGGGAGATGCTGCTGAAGGCTTTTGATGAAATCCTTGACAGCCAGCTCAAATGATTGGAGACATCATCAACAGGCTCCTTGCTGACAGC